CCCATTTGGAATACAAACCTTATATCAGATCAGAATGAGTGCTGCGAAAACCAGTCCATCAAGGAGATCAAGAATCCATAAGAAAGACATGCCCACTGGCTGGAGCAGGGAAGAGTTAATCGGTAGGGTTCTTGATGATGTATATAAGACCGTGATGGTGGCAGGAGTTTTAGAAGTGCCAACTCCTACTTACAGATCTAAAACCTACACACTGCAGGTTCCTCAGATAGATGCCGATAATGTGCAGTATGATCTCATGGCTAGGAGTATTGTCCTAAACTTTGACACAGATAATCTTGACACAGCATCGGCCTCTAGCATAGTGGGCATGGTTGATTTCAAGATAGATGTGGAGCAGTTCAGAACTTTTGTGCATGATTACACTTTTGCCATATTGGCAGGAAGCACTGATTGTGTGATGTCTGAGTACTTCCCATTCATGTCAGATGGAAAGGACAATAGAACCCCTGATCTGATCACATCTAATGGCATCTCCACGGTCGTCCTGGAATTTGGCACCACCAGGAACCCCACTCCTCAGGGTTTGAGGTCCAAGTTTGATGTGAAGCGATATACATATGAAGAAGCTCTGAGATCAAGAGTAGCGAAGTTATCCAGGGGCCAAGGTAGCTGCATCAAATACATGTACTCTCCAATAATATGTAATGGTGAAGGGATAATGGCAGCTGGGACGATTTCATTACCAAGCAAAATTGTTAATGAATTGTGTGCCAGATTCCGGTTCGCTCGAATCATTATGGAACTGGCCATTGCGAAGGGGCTCAAGATTGAGGAGGATGGTGATAGTCAACTAAGGTCAGATCTCAGAGCGATGATAGCCAGCATACGACCCGTTTTCCAAACTGAGGGAGATGAAGGGGAGGAATGCAGTGCGAGACTTGTCCCACTCACGAGGGAAAGGGTTGTGACTGATGATGTTGATCCACAGGAAGCATATCGGTTTGCGGCGGAAGAGTACAAAAAGCTACTTACGGAGCAGCTGAAGAATGTGGAGCGCCAACCAAACAAACTAAGGATGAGTGACTTGGAAGATGAGGTTGAGAGGAACACATTCGGTGATCGACTAGATATGAAGGCGGTTCTCCAGATGCCTGGGGTGTGCTGTGGTTTGAGATCTGACTGGACCTGGCAGAAGACTCCCGAGTCTGATGAGAGAGCTAACTTCATCAACGACATCATTGAGGTGACTCAGGATGAATCTTGGTCCTGGTCTAGAGGGAAAATAGAAACAATTAGGTTGGCTATGATGGATAGCTCAAATCCAGAGCTGCAGACTCTAGAATCAACCAGGAGAACCTACAAAAGAGTGGTCTGTGTGCCAACAGAGCTCTACAGACTGGAGATGGCTAAGCTGGGAGTTCAAGGCAAAGATTTCAAAACTAATGCGGAGGTGAGCCTATATCGGGAAACCAAAAAAGAGGGATTTTCAATGGCTGTGTCAACAGATGATATTGAGGAGTTCATTAACCAGGATCCAGAGGATGGATCCATGGGTCTATCTCCTAGCCAAAACATCACACTTGAGATCATAAATCGAGGGTTCGAGATACAGGATGAGACGGACCCACACATGATGCCCACCATTAAAAGAGCTTTGCAGACACCAACGGGGAGATGGGTATCTCTAATGTCCGCCATTGGGGTTGAGTTAAGCATCTCTCTCAAGCAAAATGTTGATAAGGATCAATTTGTGGTTAAGAATTTGAAACAGTACGATGCCTACCTGATAATTAAACCAACTCGATCTGACTCTCATATATTCTACATGCTGGTGTTCAAAAATGACTGCCATAATATAGGTCCCAAAAACTTAACTAAGTTGACTAATAGGTACACTGAGTGGAGTTGCACAGACTGGGTCTCATTCAGCTTATCCAAGCTAGTCAATCTAACCAAAGCCGAATCCTTTTTTCTAGCTCAGTTATCACAATGGTCTAGGTACTATAAACTGACCTTTGAGGAGGGGATAAAGAGGAAAGAGGTTTGGAGAATGACTAGAGTCATGCTCCTAGTCCACCTGGAGGACAAGCCCAGGACTGAAGAAATAATGACTCTCTTCAGGTATATCTCCATGGAGAAATTCTCTCTTGTAATGAATGACAATAAGAAGATGTTGTCTAAGATACCTAGTGTCCTGAGAAGCAGATTGCAGGTTTGGGTGACCAAGTGCATGCTGAGGAGCATGGCCAGCCCAAACTATGAGCCATCCATCATTAGTGATGGCACCTCTAGTAAGAGACTAGACAGGATGTGGCTAAATATGATCAACCCATATACTGGAGAGGCCATTGAGCATCCATCACAACTAGTGGAGCTATATTATGCTGGCTATGCCACCAACAAAGATGCTAAGGCATGGGAAAATACTGAGTTTGACTTGATCAAGAAGATCATTCAATACGAAAATGAATTAGACAAAGCAGATCCCAAGCACTGTGGGATGAGAGAGAGAACAGATCCACATCAATACCGGTTTCATGAATGGTCCAGGAAGATGAACTGTGCGACAGCTGACCACTTAAAAGAATGTCTTAAGCTGCAATATGGATTGGCGTATGAAGACGCTATCACTGAGAAGATACTGTACCGCCTCCAGAGGTTGACTTGGGATGAGGTTGCGAGTCTAAAGGCCACATCAAACTTTGACCCTTCGACTGCCCCAGAGCCCAACAAATCTGGAAAGTTCAGCACAAAAAGAATGAAAATGCTCATAAAGACACTAAAGATCTCGGGAGAGTTGGAAGATACTCCAGCTCTCACTTTCCCCAAAGCTCTGGAGTGGGTGAGTGAGGATGGTGGACTAAGAGTGGACTTATTCAAAAAGAATCAGCACGGGGGTCTGAGAGAAATCTATGTCATGGAGATCCATTCGCGAATAGTGCAACTCGTGGTTGAAGAGATATCGAGGGCATTGTGCCAAGAGCTGGATATAGAGATGATGATGCACCCCGGCAACAAGCTGAGGAAGCCGCAAGAGCACATGTACAAATCTGCAAGAAGAACTAGTCCATATAAGGTCAACATAAGCAGCTCCAATGATGCTAAGGTCTGGAATCAAGGCCATCATGTCGCGAAGTTCGCTCAGTTTCTTGTAAGACTGCTGCCTCCTATGTGGCATGGAGTCATCGTGAATAGCCTAAAACAGTGGACGATGAAGAGAATGGCTCTTCCAGATGGGGTCATGAACTTCCTGCACAATCAAAGAGGGGTTCCTCTATGGGACCCGATCCATGAGGAGATTAGATTAGCTCACTCAGGCTTGCTGAACAGGAGGTGGATGGTGAAGCCTGGTTGCCATTATTTGTTGGTTGAATCAGGGATGATGCAGGGGATACTACATTACATGTCATCAGCATTCCATGCTTCCTTTCTAACTTTCCGAAACTATCTATGGAAGAAACTGTCCAATGCTATGTGTATAGACTCAACCTCAATAGATTTGGTCAGTTCTGATGACTCATCAAGAATGACAGATGTGTTTTCCTCAGACGAAGCTTTCTTTAGGAGATCAGTTTGTGTGGCTAAAGCCGATCATTTGGTGATAAAGACCCTGTCACCTTTGATGGGGATTAGTCTATCACCGAAGAGCACTCTGTGCTCTAATGGTGTGATGGAGTTTAATTCAGAGTTTTTCTTCAGAGCCAGTGTCTTCCGCCCAACATTGAAGTGGTCTCTAGCTAGTTTGGGTATAGTTGAGGTCGAGAGCCTTGTAGAGCGTCAAGAAGTAATGAACAACCAAATAACTGAACTGCTTGAGGGAGGATCTGGTTTTCGCCAAGCTGCAGAGACCCAGGTTGCTCAGGCTATGTTACATTACAAGCTACTTGGTTCTGAGGTGAATAGTCTATATATCGATTACATAATACAACTGCTGGAGATGCCTGATCCCTCTCTTGGTTTCTTCCTAATGGATAAACCCATAGGAGCTGGTTTATCTGGCTTCAATTACAACCTCTGGAAGGCTGTTCAATACTCCAGAAGATTATCTTGTCTTTATGCTAGTTTCATAAGGCAAGGGGAGTTAACAACAACTACCACAGGCCAATTGACTCGAGGAGCACAGGTGAGATTCGGAAACCGAGAGAAAACAAAGCGGTTAATAGAATCAGCAACTGAAGCAAAGCCAAACTGGAGAGAAGACCTCGAGGCTAATCCTGAATATCTATATATGGTGGCCAAGAACATGGAATCTGCGACACTCAAAATGATGGTGAAGTTAACCAGCCCGAGTGTAATTAAGGCAATATCAGGGGGGAATGCCTTAGCTAGGATAATGGCTGCCTCAGTATACATGATAAATGGCCTGGCTGTGACACTGGGATCAAACTGGATTGATTCTCTTAGTTCCTTAGAATCTCAGGACATGTCAGGAAAGAGAGTGTCCCTGTGGAGGCTAATCACCAGTGCCATCATCTCTGAGGAGCCATTAAGGAGAGATGAGGAGCTGGTGCTTTTCCCGCAGACTGACTATTATATCAGCCTTGCCCGCATCTTCACTGACTTGAGCTCTATGAGATTAGCTCACTATGGCTCAAGAAAGATGCTCAGATCCCATATACAGGTTTTCCCTGAAAGTTCCGCTCTTCCCTTTTCTCTGGAGGATATGGTGAAGTGGAGATGGTTTGATTACAACTTGGTGGCATCCTCTGGGGTCCTGCGAGAAGTCTGGGATAATTACAGGAAAGTCTACCCATGGTTGGCAGATAGCCCGCAGGAGACCCTGAGTAACGCAGACTGCCACTTTGAATCACAAATACAGTTGAGAAATTACGTTGCACGACAATCCATGAAGTCAAGAAGTGTCCATTTGACAGGAGCACCAGTGAGAGACACAACTAGTAGGGATCTACTAGTCGTGGCTTTGATCAGGAATCAGATCCCGGGCTACACACTGGAGTCACCAACTGACATTAAAGTAGGGAGCGTTGATGTTTCTGATGATCTCCAGAGTAAGTTGGCCTGTTATATGACATTCCCGCTCAACCACAGGACCCGTGAGCAGAAGATCGTCACAGCCCTGAATGATTTTGATGATGTGTGGCATCCATCACGTCCAAGACCGCAACCGAGGAAGGTTAGACTTGGGGTCATACAAGCCTTCATCAAGATGAGCAAGAAGAGATCTGGAATGCCCATGAGGATTTTGCGGTTTAAGGAGTACATGAAACACAGTAGACTGGGTGTTTATGGAGGTTTCGTTAAGAGACAGGTTCTTCAGGGTGGGGTATGGATAGGTGAGGGGGAATGGAGAGGAGTGGTGGGATCAGCCTCAGTATCCTTGACAATCAAAGACTCAAAGCTAGTTGCACTGGGTACTGATAGCATCTCAGATCTTCGACTGAGTGAGCCACTGCTCAACGGGTTGATGAGGGAACTAGAAGTGACGGGTTATGAAGACTCTATAATAGGCTCAAAATTTTATGACCTCAGAACTATCTCAACTGGCAGAGGAGCTCCAGTCTATGAACGTAGGGGTTTTAAGATGGATTCTAAATTAACTTTTGATAAACTGGAGCTTAAGATATCAGCAGAGTCCATCCGCTTGGTTGCTAAGGATGACCCAAGAAGTTCATACACCATAGTCGCATACACCATGCACCCATCAGACTTCAAATTCAACAGAAATGCAGAGGAGTCAGACCCTGTGTTGAGGTTTTGGGTCAACAATCAATCCCTGCCTGGCGATTGGGCTGAGGACTCTCTTGAGATGTTGATGAAGAAGGGTGATCAATCCAGGATCCTAGATTTTGAAGAGTTTAAGAAATTTGTGGGAGAATCACTCCCTCCTTCCCTTCTAAAAGCAGGCTTGGACGTGTTTAGCTGCACCAGATCAGAGGCTAGTCAGTTGACAGAGGGTCCAGACCCTGATTTTGATGAAGACATGGACTTCTTTGATATGGGTGAGGATTTCGTTTTCGATGATAAGCTCCTGTTGGAAACCAATGTAGAAGTGGAGATGCCTGAGCTGGACAACAACATCGAGTTTACAGATGTTGATGTGATTCTAGGAGAGATGCCTCTAGAGATTCATAGATCCACCTTGGGAAACATTCGCAGAGTGCACAATCTATGGACTAGTTTTAGTAGGCTACAAGTAGGAAAGTTGAGTCATAAGGTCAGAAGAGACATCGAGAAGGGCATATATAACTCAGCTGCTGATCCTCTGATCACGATATTAGAGTTCTACTGCGGGATGGCCTTTAGCCGTGGGACCAACTTGGATGTTAGCAACAGCCTAGAAGCAGTCATGGAGCTGCCCGAGCCCGGAGATGCATGGTTTTAAAACAATGGGAGCTCACCTTCAGCATGGTGGTGGCAGTTAGAGAGAGGATGCATAGTGTCCTCAAACATGTGCCCTGGGCTCTGAGAAAAGATAGACGCTTTGCGAAAAGGGGTGGGG